TTTTTGAACTCCTCGTCCTCGACCCACATCCAGAAGCAGGACATCGTCGTCACCACCGCGCTCATCCCCGGCCGTCCGGCGCCCAGGCTGGTGACCGCAGCCCAGGTGGCCTCGATGAAGCCCGGCTCGGTGATCGTCGACCTCGCCGTCGAGCAGGGCGGCAACTGCGAGCTGGCCCGCGCCGGCGAGATCGTCGTCACCGACAATGGGGTGAAGATCGTCGGCCTTCCCAACCTGCCGGCTCGCGTCGCCGCCGACGCCTCCAACCTCTACGCCCGCAACCTGGTCTCGCTGAGCGGCCTGTTCGTGGACAAGGAGAAGGCCTTCGCCCCCGACTGGGACGACGAGATCCTCAAGGCCGCCGTCGTCACCCGCGACGGCCAGCTCGTGAACTCCGCCCTGGCCTCGGGGTAACGCCCTCCTACGACGCCGCCGGCGCCGGCGTAGACTGCTTCACGAACCGCTCGCTGGGCGGCGGGCCAGTGTCGGGCTTCAGGCCGGGGCCTATACGAACTAGGCCGCGGGCGCTCTCGACATTGAAGTGCTCGTTGCTGCTCCACAGTTCGCGCATCTTGTCGTACGGGGCTGACCCAGTAATCAAAGATCTGGCTGCGAGAGCGCGACGCCCGATGCCGCGGACGTGCTCGTAGCCCGCACGCATCAGATGTCGTGGCGGATGAACACGTCGTTCGGGTCGACCACCTCGAATGAACAGTGGTGCACGGCCGTATTCGGATTGGAGAGGCAGAAGATCACGTGGGGGTCGACCAGGCCCTCCCCGTCGTCGATGCGGTTGAACGAGCCGTGACTTCTAGGCGCCTCGGCAAACAGCATCGTGTCCGCGACCGCGCCGACTGCCAGACTAAGTTCCGCACCTGCTCGGGTGCATTGAGCAACAAAGCCGCTCCAACTCGTACGGCGTAGTCATGCCTTGCGGCTCAGGTCGTAGTCGTCCGCAGCCCAAAAATACAGATTGGATAAGTCACCTGGTTCGAAAGAATAAATTGAGTATCCTTGGTGGGCTTCTCGCCCCTGGAGAAAGCCATGCACAACCTTCAGGAGGATGATCACAGCGTGAATGCCATCTCCCCCACCCACATCGAGCCGCTTCGTAAAATATTTGCAATCCAGTTCTGCGCTCGCCCACCAGTCATCTGAATTATCCCCTCTCTCCTCTGGAGGAAAAAAGGAAATTATGAGTTCTGAATGCTCCGCATCGCCAGGGCCCCGGATGTAACACCTTCGCTTGGCAAATTCAGCCAACTATTTCCTCCAGTATGGCGGCGTCCTGATGCCGTCAGGCCCATGCTTAAGGCATTCGGCAAGACGCTGGCCCGCAGCCGCTTTGCAGGCGCCCCAGGCCTCGTTGCCCTTTACGGCCCGGACGGTTTGGCAGTTTACCATATCCTGGCGGTGTTGCTCCAAACATGCAGCTTCATATTCGTCAGCCCGCGACTGAGCGCTTGAGCTTGGCCGCTGGCCCGCCGCGCCTATTAAGCCCTCAATAGCATCCGCGAATGCGCCGGCGACCCGATTGTTTTCTGGCGTTCCAGGAATGAACGTTGGATCGATGAGCGGCGGAATTAGACTGGGTCGCGCAGGACGCGCTGCGGCTTTCAAGTAGAGCGGGTTTTGGCGCTCAGAGTTTCGGGTAAGATTGGTCGCGATGTCCGATCGATCTGCCTCGCTTTCCGTCCTCTGGCCCGTCGCGTCAGCAACACGTCCAGCCATGCCTCCCCATCTCTCTTTGTTTTCATAGGCCAGCATGGCCACGCGAACGGCTGACTCTGAGGTTTCGGCGGGAAAAGTCTGGATGCTCCCGTCCTGCGCGCGCACGCGGATCGTCATTCTTCATGCTCCGGGATGTTGAGGGCTGCGCAGACACCGCTCCATCGCGGACGCGCCATCGCCGTTTGGGTCGCCAGGTGAGGCTGTCAAAGCGAGGTTCAGGGTGGGTCCGGAGCGCGAGCTGAAGTGATCCTTCACTCCGGAGGTGGCTCTGAAATTCAGCTATTCACGCGGCGGTTCGTGCCGGTATCCGCGCCTCGAGACAGCGCCGCTCTACGAACTTGCCTGCCTGCGCGGCAATGGACCGACGGGCGTCAATAGGACCCACCCGATGGTGAATGGCCCACGCACTAGGCCCCTGTCGGCCTACCCACGTGAACGAGGGGAATGTCGCGGCCGTGCTCGAACAGCGTTTCAACTTCCTGATGCACTTCCAGCCGCGGCTTCGGCGCGTTGAGAAAGGCGTCGAGCTGTCGGGCCGCGGCGGCTAAGTCTCGGGGGAGGCGGTGGCGGTGACGCAGGGATTCGAACCCTGGATACGCTTTCGCGTATGACGATTTAGCAAACCGTTGCCTTCAGCCACTCGGCCACGTCACCAACCCGCGCGGCCGCCGCAACGAAGCGGTCGGCGCAGTGGGACGCTCCTCATAGCCAAAAGGAGTCTAAGGGGCAACGCGGCGAGTGGCGTCCGCGCGGACTTTCATTTCACCGCATCGTCACCTCGCCCGCCCGGCCGGATGCGGCCGGTGAGCAGGTTCTTTACGTCCCTCGCCACCTCGCTCAATCGGGTGTCGATGCCACCGACGGTGGCCGTCAGCACCGCGAGCGCGGCGGCGTTCGCGTCCGCGGATTTCGTCCGCTCCTCGACGGCGTCGAGACGCGAGGCGTGTTGGCCGAACCGGTAGGCGGTCGCCACGGCGTGCCTCACCCCGGCGACGATGGCGACGAGGACGGTGAAGCCCAGCCCGCACAGCGCGATCCACTCGCCCGCGCTCATCGCCGGCACAGCGCCTTCCACGCCGCATTGTGCGCCTTCACCGCCCTGATCGTGTCGTCAGTGTCCTCCGCCGACCAGTAGATGGGGGCGAGGGCCGAGCAGACGCCGCTTGCGGGTCTAGTCCCTCCGGAATCCATCATCGTCGCGCAGGCGGTCAGGATGAAGCAGAACGGCGGCGTCAGAAGCGCGAGCCGCTTGGATGGCCTCTTGGACATCGGCATTGGCTTCGGTCTCATACTGGAGCTTCGTTTCGGCCTCGGCTGCTCTAGACGCGGCTTGGGCCTCGGGCGACTGGCGCTTGAACAGGCGCGACAGCACCCAGGTGATCAGCGCGCCGAAGAGCGCGCCCACTACTTCACGGACCTGGCGAACAGTCCGGCGAGGTTGGCCAGCGCCACCAGCGCGTCGATATAGGCGTTCACCTTGGGCCAGTTCACCCGCCAGTTTCCCGCGATCCGAGGCGCGATCGAAGGCAGGTAATGCTCCAGCTGGCCCTTCACCCAGGCGAGCTTCTCGACCCCGGTGAGGGTCGTGTCCTCGATCTTCTGCACAAGAAGGGCGGCGACATTGAAGGCGAGCTGCAGCTCGTCCTGGAGGCCCAGGACGCGCTTGATCGCGGAGAAGAGGTTCATCGGGAAGCCTGTTGTTTCTGCAGGAAAAGGAAGAGCGCGGCGAGGCCCGCTGCGATTGGGCCGAGGGCCGACAGGACCTCGATCGCGCTGCGCACCTGATGGGACTGCTGCGCATAAGGCGTCAGCGCCTCGACGGCCTTAGCGATCAGGGCCGGCGCGCCGAGGATCACCCCGCCCACAGTCAGGGCGAACACCGGCTCCTTAGCCAGCGGCAAAGGGTTGGAGGCCACGGGCGGCGTCCAGACTTCGCGGGTGACCGACGACGGCGGATGTTCGTCCAACGAACCCGGCTCGTCCGTCGACCAGAGGACGACCTCGGCTGCGCGCCGGTTCACCAGTCCTTGGAGTTTCGACTTGCCCCTCGGCGTCGAGACATAGACGAACCGTCCGATTTCGGCGGGGACCTGTTCGTATTGACCCGCGTTTAAGCGCCGCCAGATCGTCCACTTCGGGTGAGCGCCGAGGTTGAAAACGAAAGATAGAAGCGCCGCGTACTGGTTATCGGTGAGGTTCTCGACCGTCTCGGCGTTTACCACCGCCGCCAGCTTGGCGGCGGCAAGCGCCAAATCGCGTCTGAGGTAATCGTCAGCTTGGGCCTGGGTGATCCGGAGCCCCGCGTGCACGCCCGGCCCGGTATGCCCGTAGCCGACCGTCCAGACGCCGGCGGGATCGAGGTAACTCTCAAGGCGCAAGCCTTCGTGCCGCGAGACGAACGCCGTCGCGGCCAATGGAACGGATCTCATCCCTGCTCCTATTTCTTGATGAAGCTGCCCATGGGGTTCAGTCCCCAGGCGCTGAACGGGTTGAAGCCCAGGCTCTGAGCCAGATTGCCGAAGGCGCCTATCGCGTTGCCCAGGCCGCTCGTCTTTTCCGTCGTGACACCATTCATCGTCTGGTTCGAACCATTGAACAGGTTGAGCGGCAGCTGCCCGTACATGCCCGTCGTCGCCTGCAAGAGGTCGAGCGGCGCACGGCGATAAAGCGCGTCGAGCTGCTGCTGCGTCGCCCCGAACTGCCCCAGCGCGTCCAGCCCCTGCTGCCCCAGCGCACCGAGCGCTTGCCCGCCCTGCAGGTTCAACTGAGCCGCGCCCAGCCCGTTTGCCGCGTTGGTGGTGTCGGCCTGCAACGAACGGTCGGCGTTGGCGCGGGCGTTCTCGAGCGCCATGCCCGCCAGCGAAGTCGCCGTCTGCGCCGCCCGGTTTTGGGCGCTCTCATACGCCCCACCATAGAGGTTGGAGCCGCTGTCGAGCGCCGACTGCGCTAGGTTGCGGGCGTTCTGCGCCGCCTGCACGCCCACGTCCGAAAGCGCCAGTCCCTCGGCGATACCCTGACGTGAGCCTCCGTACTGCCCCGCCAGCATGGCGCCCGACCGCAACGCCGGCAGCGCCTGTCGCGTCAGGGTTTGGGTCGCCGCGCCCAACGCGTCGTTGTAGCCCTGCATGGCTTGGTTGATGTTCGCTTGGTTCATCGCGGCCAGATACGGATTGTCCACAGAGCCGCTCAGGCTGCGCGCGAGCGCACTGGTGGGGTCCGCCGCGCCGAAGCCCGAGAAGGCTTGGGTGGGGGCGACGGACTGGGCCGAGACCGTGGACGGCTGGTAGGACGCCGCTCCCTGGCCGGCCGCCGCAGCCTGACTGAATAGCCCGGGCACATACGCGCCCAACCCGCCGACCGTGTCGAACGCCTGCCGCTGCAAGGCGCTCGGCCCGGCGACGAAGCTGAAGGGATCGGCCGACGCCAGATCGTTGATCCGCCCCATCTGACCCTGGATGCCGCTCGTCACCCATTCCGGATTCGTCGGGGTTGTGACCGTCGTCGAGTTCTGCGTGGTCTTCTTCTTCGTGCTCACAATCGCTTCCTCAATTCTCTGCCGACCCTGAAAAAGCCGAGGGGCCGGAACACCCGGTCCCAGCCCCTCCGCCCGTCGATCGATGTCCATTCGCAGCCCATGGCCCGGCCCCAAGCCTCGACGCCGGGACGTAGGGCGAGGAGCGCGCCGACCGTCCCTCCGCCCAACCAGCAGTGCAGGAATCGCCCCTCGGGCGTGGCGATGCACTGGGTGACGAGCGCTCCCGCCTCCCCTGGCCACAGCATGGCCTCGCCCCGCGCGATCAGGGCCCAGAGCTCATCCTTGGTAAGGTTGCGGTCGCCGCCACGCGCCAGGGCCGGCGCCAGCCACGGCCAGCACCGCTCGAACTCGCGATCGAGCGACATCGAGCGACCTTGCTGTGAAAAGGCTTCGCCGTCGGCGACGGCTCGGCTTCCGGTTCAGCCCAAGCGGTTCCAGCCGCCGCCGTACCAAGCGTAGACCCCCGCTCCACCGCCCGGGTCCCATGACACGCCATCCGTCAGCCGGATGTCGCCGTCTCGCGGCTTGTCGGGAGGGCGGCGACTCGGCTCGATCCGACCGCTCGCCAGCGCACGGAGGGCCGCGGCAATCCGTTCGAACTCCGCCGCGATATAAACCGGTAGGGCTTCCGGTCTCGCAGGCGCCGGGGCCGGCGCATAGGCGACCGGCTTGACTGCTTCAGTCATAGCAAGCTCCCGAGTTCGGTGATTCCGTCGACCGCCCCAGCCTCCTCACGGCGTGCTGCCCCACGGCCTCGGATGCGCCGCCGCGAACTCGTGACATGTACCGTCGTCCCACGCGCCTGACGCAAGGAGTGGGTGCTCACCACGTGCCGGCCGCCTCGACATCCAGGTCGAAACCGTCGAGCCGCCACTGATAGGCCCCTGCTCCCTCGAACCGCACGGCGATGTAGCGGCCGGTCACCAAGCAGTCGCAGGCGACGGACGAGCCGATAACGTGCGTCATGTCCGCCCGCCACACCGGGTCGGCATAAGGGTCGTCCGCCGACCCCACCCTCACCCGAACCGCCTCGCCGGCCGCACCCTGGATATGCGCGCGCACGCCGCGGACCAGCTTCAACGCCTCGGGAGCACCTAATGACAGGCCCCTGCGCTCAACGAAGGCAGTCGGCAGGATCCCGTCGAAAGTGGTCGAGGAATCCAGCAGGAACAGCTTCTGCTGGTCGCTCGCCATCAGCACCCGCGCCGAGTCGGGCGTGAACTCGCCGGCGTTCCAGTTGGTGATGTCGCTGGCCCACGGCGAGGCGTCGCCGTCCCACGGCTGGGCGAGACCAGCCTCGACCGGCCCGAAGGCGGCGTGGTTCAGGTCCGGGATCTCGCGGAACCCGATGGTCCGGTCCCTATAGTTCCAGACCAGGGCCATGTTGGGCGTCGTCGCCCCAGCCTCCGGGTAGCAGACGAAGATCTCGTTCAGGAACGGGTTCTTGAACACGAAGCAACGCCCAGCCGCTTGCGCGTCGATGGCCTGGAACAGCGCCCGTCGCGCCTGGCGGTCCAGCACGCTCTCGGCCGACTGCCCGTCGTGGACGACCACGTCCGAGCCGGTCAGCACCAGGTGCCGCCCCTCGACCTCAACGATGCAGTTGCGGTTCATCGCTCCGGACGAGCCCAGCACCTTGGTGAAGGCCTGCACGAACGGCCCGCCCGTGTAGTCCATCCGCCAGACGGACTGCTCCTTGTAGACGACGAAGGTGCCGCCGAGTTGCAACCCGTCCATGACCGGATCGCCGCCCTCGGCGATGTCCGCTTCCCCAGCATCCATGGTCGGATCGGCCGGATCCCAGCTGATCGGCACCGAGCCCGGATCGGCGGGATGGCTCCACTTGACCATGAAGGGGAAGTTCACCCCCGCCTTGGTCACGTTCAGGGCCACCAGCTGGCTCTTGAACGCCCGTAGCGAGCGGCAGAACGTCGCCGCCGGCCAGTTGTCCAGCGCCACACACCGGTGTGCGGGATCCAGGTCCCATCGTTGCGGCGGATCGACTCCGTTCCCCGGATTGAGGATCGGGATGCCCGACAGGCTGGTCGAGGTCCAGGCGTTCGCCGCCCCCGCATAGTCGACATCCGCGCCGGCGGTCTGCCGCGTCAGGTTCGTATGCACGGTCGATCCGTCCGCGCCCGTCACCGCATGGATCTTGGACAGCCCCGCATAGACCCAATACCGGCTGGCGCCGACATTGACCGGCAGCACATGGTGCGGCTTCACCGGCGCACCGGGGTACACCTCGCCGTGCCCGAACGACTGCCACGCGGAGCCGTCCAGAAACCGGACGTTGCGGGAGTCGGTCCAGGCTTCGTTTTGAAGGTTGTTGGGATTAGCGTCCTTGATTACACCGACAGCGCCGGCAGGTCCGATGCGGATCATCTTCGTCAGGCTCCAGACTCTTGGCGTGATTCTTGTCTCAGGTTCGGGCCCTGCACAGGACGCAGCTCAAGCGCTTGGACGGTGAAGCATTTTTCATTGCTTCATTTCGCGGACCGAGGAAAATCGGATCATCAGGAAAGTGCCAAAAGATAGCTCCAGCTTGCCGATGGCCACGTTCCCGGAGCGGAGACGGGACGGCAGGACCGAAGGGGATTTGGGCGGCCGTTGGCTCGTCCGAGGCACTCCCGTCTCGGCTGCGTCTGCGCTAAAGGCTCTACCGGGCCATTTAAAGCGGGCCGAACGTCTTGGCCCACCCGCCAACTGGATAACGGTTGGCACTGCACGTCTTTGATAAAGGTGCGTCGGGCATTGAGGCTTCCTGTTGTTTTCGCGATCCACGACCCCAACGGCACTTACTGGCTCAACACGGCGGTGGCTCTCACCTCCGTTGTTCACCACGCAAAGTGTCCCGTAAGCATCTTCATCATCCACGATGCGACGCTCGCAGAGGCAGCGCGGCGACGATTGAAAGAAGTCGCGGATGCCAGCGGCGCTCCTTGCACGTTCATCGTGCGCTCGCTGCCGGTCGGCCTCAACCCTCAACTCTTGGGAAAGTTCAGCCCCGCATCAGCCTTCAGATTAGAAATTCCCGCCATCTTTCCACATGAGGAACTAGTCATCTACTTGGACTCTGATCTGGTCGCTAACGGCGTCGATGTCGGAGAACTCGCTTCTTCAGTGCCCTCCGGGGCGCCGATTGCCGCTGTCCCGGATCCCTTTTTTTCTCGAGCGAGGTCCCACGCAGATCACCTTCGCGAGTTGGGAATAAGTCCCGACCGGTACTTCAATTCAGGTGTTCTGGCTATGCGCCCCCGGCTCCTGCGGCCGACCTTGCTACAGGAGTTCGTGGATTTCGTGAGGGTTAGTGCTCGTCTGGTTCACCCTGACCAAGACTTTTTAAATTTACAGTTCTCCGATGTGGTCCACCTCCTAGATGAACGCTTTAACGCGCCGATCGGGGTGATTGATCGGAGGGCCATAAAGCCACTATCCTTTTACGACGGAAAGATAATCCATTATGTCGGCGACATGAAGCCGCTTCGCGGCCTTCTATCACCAGCTTTTTTGCCTTTCCTTACTCACTCTTTCCTTGTTCCAGAAATTTGGAGCGGGAAATTTTACAGCCCTACAATGTACCTATTTCCCGTGGAAGGGCTGCCGCACCAGCTGAGGGGAAAACGCATTGATCAAGACCCTGCGGCCGAGATGTTTTACTCACGACTTGCCAAGACTGACGAGCGCTTGACTGAAGAGCTAAGAAGTTTCGTCCAGCAGCTGGCGTCTTGCCGGGTCTATCCGAACTTCGTCGGCCCCATGGAACTCGGCTGGAGGTCACCGGAGGGCTGGAATGCAGTGGTGGCGGTGGTCGAAATGGACGGAGGTGTACGTATTGATGGGCCTGACGCGGCGACCTCCTCTCAACGGCACCGCGAGGGTGCCGATCGATATAAAAGCACCTTGGCAGAGCTGTCGCCTGAGTTCGCGGGGAGCCATCCTCCGAAACTATCATTAAGCAAGTTGCTTGATAATCAAGACGCCTGGAAGGCCGCGATTGAAACGTACCTTCACGAGCTTAGCTGATCTGCTCTTGCTATCAAGATCAAAAGCCGACCCAACGCGTCATGCAGGCCCCGACATCGCCATCACGCATCGGCCGTTCTTTTAGCTTCAAATGTTCCATAAACCTCGGCCGAGCCCGTAGACAGTGCAAGACCATGATTTAACTGGCCGCGAGCCGTTGGCTGGCAAAACACCTCAAGCCGAAATACACTGGCCGTATGCACATCCACAACAGCTACAATCTCAGCCGTAAACGTGTCACCAATAGTTGTACTGTCAACCGCCCCGACCTGTAACCGGCAGTGCAACGTTTCCCCATATCCGACAATAAATGAGTTGGTTAGGTCATATAGCCGGAGCTGGGCTCCGGTCTCAAAACTACCGAGCGCCCCCTGGTCGTGATTGAGCGTCCAGCAGATACTGCGCCGCGCTCGAATCTCGTATTGGCCCGGCTGCAAGGTAATTTGGTTAGAGGATACGCTAGCCAAACTAAAGGGGTCGCGCACTTTGGTATTGAACGGGCACACCGCCCAGGTACCAGCCGCGATTACAGATCCATCAACCCCTGATGACCTTTGATCCTGAATGATGACACTGATCGGCGGAGAGAGAGACTCGATAGCCTGCTTCGTTCGTAGAGCAGTCATCAGCGCAGTGCTCGACGCTCCGGCCTGGGCTTCAACCGTACTGGCAACGGTGTAATTCCAGTTCCCGTTCACTCCGTCCGTCTGCAGAAACTTGCCTGCATTGCCCGCTTGGCTCGGCAGTGCCGCGTTGGTGGCGACATTGTTGACAAACTCCGTGGTCGCAATGCGCGTGGAATCATCACCCGTCGCCGGCGTCGGTGCCGTCGGCGTTCCCGTCAACGCCGGCGATGCCAGCGGCGCCTTCAGGGCGTCGGCCGCGTCCACATAGGCCGTGGTGGCCACCTTCGCGGAGTTGTCGCCCGCAGCCGGCGTGGCGGCGGTCACCGTCGCCGCGGCGAAATCGTGCGCACCCGTGTAACTGTCCCCTGCCCTCGCCACGCGGTCGTTGCCGCTGACGAGCAGGAAGTCCGTCCCATCGTAGAGCGCCGCCACCGCGCCGCCTGACGGGATATCGCCCGCGGCCAACGCCTCGCCGTCCACGTCCTTCAGCGCCTTGGCCGCAAGCGCGTTGATGGTCAGCGTCGCCGCGCCCGTATTGGCGTGGGTCGCCTTGAACAGCACGATCATCCCGGTCGCATAGGGCCCGGGCGCCGGCGAGATCGACACGACATAGTCGTTCACGTCCGCGCCCTGCGTTTCGGTCCCGGTGACCATCACCGCGCCGGGAAAGCCTGCGAAGCTGTTCCTCAGGACCGACTTCAACAGGCGGATGTGGTCGTCGCCCTGCGATTTCGGGTCCGTCCCCGCGGGATTGGCCGTGTTCAGGTCGGCGATATGGCTGCCGCTTTCCAGCGCCATGTGAAAGGCTCCTGATGCATGAGTGACGGCGCGCTCGGCGCCGGCCGCGGCCACGCCGCAGTCGTCGTTTCGGTTTTCGGAAGGGACCCACGCCCGATCGGCGGCGTCGCTACTCGCCCGGATCCTCCGGGCGCCGGTCGTGTGCGCCCACTCTGCTTTGCCCGCCTGAGGAAGTCGTTCGAACTATCGTCGCCCGTCTCATACGCGGTCCCAGTTTGACAGGGTCGCCCCCAGGAGCGTCCAAGGCGGCTCGCTTCCCGCAACCGCGCTCCAGCCGAGCCCGGCCTCGGTCGCCGGCGCCCACCGAAACGGCGCCTTCAGCGCCACCAGGCCCGTGTCCAGCGCCCAAGAAGCCGGCTCCGCCGACAGGCTGCGACGCTGCAGGCGGACCAACCCCGCCGCCGTCCCGGTCAGCTCAAGCGAACCGTGGCCGGCGCCCAGCGTGCGTCCGCCGCCGCGGCTCAACGCCGCCGCCTGTCCGAGGGCGCTGACCGCCCCCTGCCCTGTCGGCATCCGGCGGACGGCGCGCGGACTGGAAGGCCGCCCGCTCACCGTGAAGACGCCCGACGTGGCGGCGGCGCGCCGTCCTCGTCTCAGGCTCGCCGCCGATCCGGTTAGCGCCAGCGCGCCCAGGCTGCCGACGAGCGCATAGCCGGTCGTCGGGGCCGCAGCCTTGTAGGGATGGTGGCCCGGCAGCAGCGCGGCCAGTCCGTACTTCCAGGCGGCCCAACCCTCCAGCTTCTGCCGATCGGCCGTCGAGAGCGCGTAGTCAAACAGCAGTCGCTGGAAGTTCGCCCCGTTCTGGTTGGCCGGGTCCCAGCCCTCACCGAAGTCCCAACTGGCCGAGCCGAGGTTCGGGAAGGTCCCGGACACCGTGTCGCCGGTCAGCGTCGCGGCCGTGCCGTTGAGGTAGATCGCCTGTGTCGTCCCGTTGGAGCCGAACAGGAAATAGGGATCGGCGTTCGGCAACCCCGCCGAGTGGATGACGGGGCCTTGGGCGAACCCTTGCGACGCGGAGTAGATTTCTACGTCGTTGATGTTGAGGGTCAGGCCCGAATTAGTCGCCGGCGTCCCCCGGTGCATGGCGCCTTCGACGCCGGACGGGAACGAGATCGGGTCCGAGACCTCGAAGAACTGCATCACACCGCTGGAGCCCCAGGATCCGACCGTGAGCGAGACCTTCTCGCCGGCGGCGTCGAACGCGACTCCGTTCAGACTGTTGAGCGTCGCTTGGGTAGGCGTTCCGCCTATGGTCGCCGACCCGCCTTCAGAACCGCTGTTGGCCCACGAGGAAAGGTTCGAGCCGGAGAAGACCGCAGCGTCACCATTCCACCAGACGCGCGGCGGGACGGCCAGATCGGCCGGTGTCCACAGCGCCATGGTCTAGGCCAGCTGCAGGATGCCGTTGGCCCCGTCGAAATCGACGGTGAAGGTCTCGCCGTCGGCCAGCGTCACGCTGGAACCATAGTCCCAGTAGCCAATCAGGGGATCGGCCGGGGACGTCGGCGTATCGTTGTAGAGCACCACGTAGCGGAACGGGCCCATGGGCCCGCCGGCCGCGGTGAAGACGACGTCGTTGCCGACCAGCTTGTAGGTCCCGGCCGCCTGGGACGAGCCGGTGATCGTCACCGCCGCGCCGCCGGCCGCATAGCCGTTCCCGGCCGGGATGTCGGTCAGGTCGGCCTTCACCGCGTTCGATTGGCTGGGGGCTGCATTGGTCAGCATCAGCTTCAGCGCGTCGGCGCCGAGGTTGTGGACCTTCTCGGCCACGTTCTCCACGAAGGCGTGGAATTTCACGAAAGATGCCATCGGATCAGGCTCCTACCAGGCGTAGCCGTTGGAGATCGGGGTCAGCGCGCCATCGCTCTCGGCCCGGTCCGCGGCCTCGATGTCGGCGAGCGTGCGCTCGTAGAGCGCACCCCAGATGGTCAGGCGGGCGTCGTCCCGCAGGTACGGCGCGGCCTGGGTCAGGGCGCCGTAGAGGTAGGCGTCGGGGTGGTTCGCCAGCACCCAGTTCGTGGCGGCGGCGTCCGACAGTGCCGGGATGGCGCGCCAATAGCTCAGGTTCGCCGCGCCGGCGCCGGAGGGTGTCGGATAGAACCGGAACTCGCCGCCGACGATCGAGTAGTAGGCCGGCCGCCCCGTCTCGTCGCCCTGCACGGCCAGGCTCATCTGGTCGGGCGTCAGGAACGACAGTCGCTCGCCGTCGATGTCGAAGGCGACCGCGCCCAGGAAGTCCGCCGGGACCGTCGCATAGCCGTCCGCGATGGAGGCGGTGGCCCGCCCCATCATCCGCCGCACCCGCAGCCGACGGTTCATCTGCGCCTCGGTCAGCGCAACGAAGTCGGGGATCGCATCCGCCAGGTCGGTGCGGTGCAGGAAGCCGGCGACGGCCGCCTTCAGCGCCGTGTAGTCGCCGAGACTCATCGCAGCCTCCCGTTCGACACGCCGATGCGGCCCGGCGCCGTGCGCAGGTGCGCCCAGTCCGGATCGTTCAGCAGCGCGGCCATCTTCTCGGGGAAGCGGTCGGGCCGCCACGGGTCCCAACCCTGCTCTGTCATGATCTTCAGCCGCACCCCGGTCGGGATCGAGGCCACCCGGCGTAGCTCGCGCGACGGCGACCAGCCGTCGTTGTGGTTGGCCATCGCCTTGTTGCGCTCCAGCGCCGGGCCGACGTCCTGCACCGAGACGATGGTCGATCGCCCGTCGCCCTCGTCGCGCCAGCCATGGGCGACATCGCCGGCGAACTCGGCGGCCAGCAGGGGCCGCACGCCGCTCACGGCTGGATCTCCACCAGGCCGCGCCGCTCCAGCTCCGTCGCGATCGCGGGATCGACAGCGAACACCTCGCCTCGCCCATAAGTCGGGAACAGCGTTTCGCCGGCCGGGACGCCCGAGGCGTTGTCGCCGGTGAAGATGCGGCCGTCGCCCTGCGGCAGCACGCGCACGGAAACGGTCGCGGCGGGCGTCGCGCCCGCGCGTTGGGTCTTGGCCATGGGATGTCCTGGTGCTTCGTGCGTCGTGCGCACGGATGAAAGGTTGGCGCTCGGAAGCGTCTTAAGCGGCCTGCTGTGTGCGGTCGGCTCGGTGAAGCCTGCGCCCCCCTTGTCGCCAGCTACGACCTCGCCAGGCGAGGCCGAGCGGCCCCAGAAGCCCGTTGATGGACACAAGGAGCTTAGCGTCTACCATTCCACCCGTGTGGGCGAGGCGCAGTCGCTAGTTTTCGAAGCCCGTACCGACGATGACAAGGTATGCGACGACAGCCGCACCCACGGCAAGGGCGAACGCCATCGCCAAAGCCAACAAAAGGTAGACCGGCCCAGCAACCGTCCAGATCGCCCAGGCCTTCGGCTTGCCCTCGCGATTGTTGGGTCGGGCGCATCACCTTGCCGGTCTGCTATTTTTGACTGGGTTCGATAGTGCGCCGCCGAGCTTAGTAGGCAAGTTTTCGGGGATGGCCTGAATTGCCTGCTCCTTGGTGAGACCCTGCACTTTCGCCATCACATCTCCTATGTAATCAGCCACAACTCCGCGAAGTGTGGGCGCCCCCGGAACTCGACCGGAGGCGCCCGCCGCCTTACGTCAGGTCCGCCACCACCGCGTGCGCCTTCTCGTTGCGCACCTCGAGGCAGGCCTCGCAGGTCAGCATGAAGCGCTCGTTGTCGCCGGTCTTGGCCAGCGCCTGGGTCTTGTAGCCGTCGAGCACGGCAACCGCGGCCATCTCCGGATCGACCAGCACTGCGTCGCGGGTCAGGCCGTAGGGGTGTGGGATGGCGACCAGTTCGCCGAAGTCCGAGACGTAGATCTCCGCGCCGGCGACGATGGTGGCCAGGCCGCTCTCCACCTCCTTGCGGATCTGGGCGATGCCGGTGAAGGCCGAGAACTGCTGCTTGTGCGCCGGGCCCATGTAGATCTGGCTGGGCGTCGCGCCGTTGGTGAAGGCCGTGGCGATCACCGACTTCAGCAGCGCCTCGGTCCAGGTCCGCTGGGTGCCGTTGGTGGCTGCGGCCACCACGCCGGTGGCGAAGCCGCCGTTGGCGCCGCCGGCGCCCCGGCTGACGTTGGAGGTCAGCCAGGCCAGCAGGCCGGCCGAGCGCCGCGGCGTCGGCCCGCTCTCGTTGTTCGAGGCCAGGTTGCCGATGAAGCGCTTCTCCATGTCCCGCCGCAGTTCGATGCCCTTCAGCGTCTTCTGCCGGGCGATCTCGGAGTCGCGGCCGGCCTTGTCGACGATCTCTTGGGTGCGGCTGACGCCGCCGGTCTTGCGGAAGATCTGGCAATAGTTGGCCACCCGCGCGGTGTTGGCGCCCGCGTCCAGGCTGGCGACGTCGTCGCCTTCCAGTTGGGCGTTCGCCGCATCGGGCGTCGCCAGGTCCTCGGTCTGCCACTCGTGGTAGCGGGCCTTGGCCTTTGACTTGCCGATGTTGGAGATCAGCGGCGTCTTCTCCGGCGCCACCCGGTGGATGATGTCGGACAGGTCCTCGCGGTTGCCGACCGAGGTGGCGGTGGTCACGAGGTTGGTAGGTGCAGTCATGGGGTCTCTATCCTCTGGCGAGCAGGGCGGCGACGGCGTTGTCGATCGACGGCTTCTGGGCGAAGCGCGCCTTGGCCCCCGCCGCCCGTTGTTGTGATGCGCCCCGGGTCGGTGCGGCGCCGGGGACCACCCCGGCCCGGCCACGGGCGCGCGGCTCCGCGCCCTGCGCATAGCTGGCCCTGGCCTGGCGGTAGCGCATGGCGTCATAGGCCAGGGCGAACTCCAACGCCCCGGCGTGACGGATCTGGTCGAGCGGCACGCCGTTGTCCGCGAGGAACTTGACGACGCCGGCGCGCCGTTCCGCGCCGTGCTTGGGGTCGGCCAGCTCAGGCTCGATCGTCTTCAGCTTCTCGAACTCCCCGGCCACATAGGCCTGGAAGCCCGCCGCTTCGGCCTCCTGCTTGGCGGCGGAGAGCCGCTGCAGGTCCTCGGCGTCTTGATCGTATTGCAGCTTCAGCCGCATCGCCTGTTCGGCGCCGACCTCGTCGGCCAGCGCCGCCCAGTCCACCGGCCCCGGCCACCGCTGGCCGAACGCCGCCTCGGCCTCAGCGGTCAGCTTGTCCAGGCGCTCGACCATCTGGTCGGCCATGGATGCCACCGCCTCGACCCGGTTCCGCGCCTCCGCCGCCTCCTGGATGGTGCGGGCGGTCGCGTGGTCACGATTACGCTCGTAGCCGAGCACCGTCTCCTGCAGCTCCGGCGGTAAGGCGGCGAACGCCGCCTTGTCCTCCGCCGACCAGAAGTGAGGGGGATCGACGTCGGCGACGGGGGCGTCGTCCTCGCCCCCCTCCGCACCGGGCTCCTCGGCCTCGACACTGCCGGTCATGAGTTCCACCGCCTCGTCGACGGACAAGGCTCCGCCGTCCGGCGCTGCTGCGTCGGCTTCTGACATGGGTTCACCTGCTTGATTGGTTCGGATTAGGCTCGGTTGACCGGCGCTACCAGGTCCGGCGGACAAGACCCCGCGCCGTTCGGCGCAACACGGTTCCGTCGGTCGCGTAAGTCAGGTCGCCGCCGGGCGCTAGACCGGTGGGCGACAGCGAAGGATGGGTCGCGCCGCGCGCACCCAAGCTGCGGTTCACGAGCATTTCAGCGGCCGAGTTGCTGTTCATTCCACCCATCACGTCAGGCAGGAATCGATAGGGCTGAGGCCCTGGCGCGGCGGGTGTCCCCAGTTGCTGCGAAAGCCGATCTCCCTCCGCCATGACCCTGCCTGCGGGGGCGGGAATGGGCCGCGTCCGGACGCCCCAAGCCGCGGGATGAGCGAACGCCGCCTCGTCGCTGCGGTCCGTATCACTGCCGGAGCCGTCCGCCGCGACCAAGCTGCCGGGCGAAAGGAACGGGCCGCCGGGCCCGTAGTCGTACTTCTTCATCAGGCGCCCAGTCTTCGGATCCACAAGGGCGACGAACTCGTGGTCGGGCATCAGCCGGCTCGGTAAGATGCCCCTGAAGAGGTCGCGGCTGACCAGCACAGCCTGCAAGTCGCGCCCAGCCGCCGCGATCTCCTCGTCGCTTCCGCCCAGGCCCATCACAGGTCGCGGTCCGTTCGGGAGCCGCGGCTTTGATGCGGCGGCAGTCCGTTGCGGACCTGATCCACGAGGCATAAGCGCTCTCCGTTCAACTAAGCTGTGCAAGGGTGTTGACGCGGGAACAAGTCGCGAACAAGGTCCCAGCCGACGCCAATCGGCGCTGGGGGGCGCTGTGGAAGACACGCTTGGAGCAATCGGATTCGTTCTAGTGTTGGCGGCCGTTCCGGCGCCGATAGTGTTGTGGCCGCTCATCCAACGCCGCGTCCCGGAGCGGCTCGGACTGCGATCCCGTTTCGCGGGCCTCGTCGCGTTCTTCGCATATTGCCTGTTGTGGGCGGCGCCCTCCGCGATGAATGAGAACAGGGCCCTCGCCTATCCTCTCGAGCTGGGCCGGGACTTCGCGTTGTGGGTGGCGGCGCTCGCGCCCATCGCCATCTGGGTCTGGGCGCAGCGCTGGCTGATCCGCCGCTTCGGCAGTCGCGGCTGGTGGCTAACGTTTGCCCTGAGCCTGACAGTACCCTTCTATCTCGGCTACCTGTTTTGGATCCTGCTCGGGATCGGCCGCACGTCTGTGTAGCGGCCGCGCGGGTGCCGTAAGGTGCAGCAGCCGCCCTTGAGCTGCTTCAAAGCGGGGTGACCTGCGGCGTGGGTTCCCCGCTCCACTCTGCGCGCCAATAGCCGCCCTGAACCACCGACTGCACGGCCGACGGCCAGAGCGCGGCGAAGCAGGTGCCCCCCGGATGGCGCACCGACGGATAGATGATCCCGTTATGCCCCTCCGCCCGCACCGCATCCGCCAAGGCGTTGCCGGCGGCGTAGGCGCTCGCTCGATCGCGCCCCAGCGCCGGATGCAAAGCCGTCTTGCGCAGGTCCAGGAACTCACCGGCCAGACTGGCGTGCATCTCGACATACTCCACCACCGCCCGGAACTCGCCGGCCTGGGCCAGGAAGTCGGTCATGTGGAACACCACCTCGGCGAGACTGGTCTGCACCTCCAGCGCCGCATACCAGCAACCCCGCCCCGGCCCGTTGAACCGGTTCAGCGTCCTCGGCCGCGAATAGGCGAAGGCGGCGTTGACGAACTTGGCGTGCGGGACTCCGAACACGAACTCGCGCGCGTCCACCCCTTCCAGGCCGCGGCCCTCGCCCACCAGCCGGGTGCTGGTCGCCCCCTCGATTTCCGACAGGGCCTCCAGGTCCTCGTCGTTCACCAGCGCGCGCAGCACCGCCGGCCGCTTGTTGGCGGTCGCGACCAGACGGACCGTCCGGGCGAACGCCGCTCGCACCACCGTCAAGCCGTCCAGCAAGGGCCTACAGCCCCCCTCGGACGGCGTCGACGTAGCGCCGCACCTCCAGCATACGGGGGATCCCACCCTCGATCATCGCCTCGATCGGAGTCCGCCGCTCGAACAGCGGCCCCTTGTTGGCGAGGCGCGGCCAGCGGTCCGCCATATCGTCGGCGAACAACAGGCCCAAACCCTTGAACACCCCGACCAACGCCGACACCCGGGTCAGCTGGTCCTGGCTCAGGGCCTGGTCCCAGCTCCCCCGCTTGATGCGGTCCCAGGTGCTGAGCGACACGCCCAGCAGGGCCGCGGCCTCCGCATTGGACAGGCCCCACCGGGCCGCCAGTGCGCGATAGGCCTTCACGGCGGTCGCCGTCAGCCGCTCGCGATCCTCTTCGGAGGCGAAGGTCTGCAACTCGGCCGGCGCTGACGTCGGCCCGCGGCTCTCGATGACGATTGCGGTCATGGCCATCTCCTGACGCATATATACGCGTCATTTGACGAAATGGCTAGGGCCGCAGCAGGTTCTGCTCGGCTAGTTTCAGCCGGTAGTTGGCCACTTCGCCTGCGTCCACGCTCTCCTGCAGCGCCGCCCGCAACGCATCGATCATCTGGGCGCAGACGATCAGGCGCTCGCGCTTGGTCGTCTGGTTCGGCGGGGTGATTACGATCTCCTCCAGCGCCGCCTGGCGCAGCCCCTTCAGGGCCGCTTCGGTCAGCGCCAGTTCGGCGCGCGCGCGGGCCCCACGGGCCGCAACCGAGTGCTCGTCGCTCATGCAGGTTCCTAGGGACTGTTTGCAGATCGTGTTGACTGCGGCGCTGCGAATACAGCAGCAGGACGGTTCAGATCAGCTCGTTGACGATGCCGACGGTATCGATGAGCAGCCCCATGGCCCGCCAAGCTGCGCCGCGCCGGCGCTTCCTCTCGACTGCGGGGCGCCCTCGACGCAAATCGAGGGCTCTGCACTTCTTGACGGCTCAGCCCGAGACTGGAACTTAGCATGAACGGCCTCGCAGCGGGCCATCGTCGACTACCTGTGGGGGCGCAGCCATGGACCAATCGATCGCGCTTTCGTCGGCGCTGCAGAGACGCCGGCTATTGGCGACAGATGCCGCTCTTTTGTCCGGCTTGGCGGCTTGGACCGCCATCCGCTGGTCGGCCGGCCTGGTTCCGGGGGCCGGCCTCCCGCTGTTGGCGCTCCTGATTTGGTTCGGCGTGCTCCGTCCGGCGTTCATGCACATCGACGCAGGCAACGCCTCGTCCGATCCGCGCCCCCGGATAAGGGCCCAGGTCTGCGCCTTGGCCGGCGTCTCGTTCGTGACGGCGGGTCAGTTCCTCTACGCCATGCTCAGGCTCGAGCTTCAGGTGTCCGGCAACGGCTCGATCTTCGAGGAGTTCCTGTGGACCGCCGCCCTCCTGAGCTGGGTAGCCCTGGCCGGCGCACGCCGCGCCATGGGACCACAGACCCCGCGCACGCTGATCATTCCTCTTTTCGGCCTCTACTTGTCGGTCGCGGTCGTCGCCGGAGCGGGCGTGATTCTCGCTGTTCCCGACAACCGGGCCCTCGCGCGTCGCGACCTCTCCACGGCCGGAGCCGAAGTCCGCGCGATCGGCGCGCGGTGGTTCGGCGTTAGCGCCGACGCCCCCGAAGGCCTGCGCGGCTCGACGGACTGAGCCACTGGCGGATGCCGTCCGCCAACTTGGTTTCCGCCGCTCCGACACGATCCGCCGCCTTATCGAGCGCCTCGCCAATCCCCGTATATTTGTCGGCCCCGACCACCGCGGCGACCGGCGGCGCGGCGAGCAGCAGAGCTTCGCCTGCCACGCGCCCGGCCAGTCCCGGCTGATGGCCGTGGCGGCGGAGCCTGTCCAAACCCCTCGACACCTCGTCACCCACGCGCTTGGCGACGAAGAGACCGGGCGAAGTCGCGGTCAGGTAGCCCTCCGGATCCGCGCGACCGATCAATTCGCTCGTCCGCGTGAGGGGCTGAAGCGTGGTTTCGCTGAAACCCATGATCTGGTTGATGATCTGGCGGCGCAGATCGTCCTGCGGACCGTTCGGGCCGCTGGCCCGCCCTTGAACGTTCATCGGACTTTGCGTCCGCCGGCGGATCGCATCCGCGCCCGCACCCACATTTGGGAACGGGTTGTCCGCGCCCTTGACGCCTCGCAGCCTCAAATACGGCTGAACTACACCGCGCTTCGGATTGGCGCTCATCCCGCCTCTCCTCCCACTTCCACACCCCGCCCGGCGCCGGCGCCCGCCATGATCTGTGCTTCCCGCAGCCGAATCTCGGCGGCGATCTGGTCGCGCTTCAGGGCGATCTCGGCCGCCAGCCTCTCACGCTTCAGCTGCGTGTCCTGCGCCAGCCGAACCGCATCCGCCTGCGCCTTGGCCTGGGCCTTCACGGCCTCCGGGTGGGGCGCGGGCGGCGGCGGCTGCCAGCCGGAAGGATCGCTCCAGAACAGTTCGGGGTTCTTGAAGCCCAGCCGCTTCGTCTGCCGCTTCATCGCCTGGTAGACGTTGGCCGGGTTCACCAGCGGCCCGTTGATCCCGCCCTGGATCCCGACCACCTGGCTCATCATGCCGATGAGCTGCTGCCCCGCCATCAGGTCATGCTCGCGCCCGCCGGAGCCGACGCCGATCTCGACCCGCACCGCCCGCCGCTCCGGCCAGGCCGACGGATCGACCTCGGCCCATCGGCCGCGCAGCTGCGCCCGCGCCGGCCCGCCGTTGCGGCGCAACAGCTCGTGCACATTGAGGAACAGGTCCTTGATCCCGGTCTCGGCGAAGATGCGGGCGATCATCCGCACCCGCTTCTGCGCCGCCCCGATCAGCTGTCGCGCGCCGGCCGCCGTGTCATGCAGCGTGTCGGGGTTCAGCCCCTGCGCGTGCCGCACGATGCCGGTGCGCTGCTCGGCGACGGTCGAGACGTATTCCAGCGCGCCGGTGACGTCGAACGACAGGCCCCCCGCGGTCACCGGCCTGACCGCGTCGCCCGACTTCGACCGGATCGGCACGCCGGGCTCGTTCCGCAGCAGGTCCGAGATGGTCCACTGGTTCGCCCGGTCGGTCGCCACCTCCAGCCGCTGGTTCAGGGCGAAGTAGCCGCTGTCGAGCAGCATGCGCAGCAGCGCCGTCTTGATCCGCTGGATCTCGAGCAGCAGGTCGGCCAGGCTCTGCCCCATCAGCCGGTGGGTGACGATGTAGGGCGTGATGGCTGCGAACGGGATCAGGTCCACCCGCTCCTTCTCCAGCAGCACCCGGTCGTCGTCGCCGGTGACCACCCGCCACAACTCGGTCTTGCCGTCCCCATCCGCGTCGACGCGCAGGTAGTGCTCCACGATCTCGACCGTCCGCAGCGCCCGCTCCATCCCGCCGCCATGCCCGGTCGGCCTGTCGCCCTCACCCGAACGGTCCCGGGCAAGGCCGATTAGGTCCTCGCCCGCGGCGTGCTCCGGCAGCTGGTCCACCAGCTCGGCCGCATAGCCCTGCTCGACCAGCGCCTGGGCCCGCGGCCGCGAGCGCATCGCGCAGTAGGTCGTCTCCCTCAGGCACACCGTATCGGGCGCGAAGGTGAAGTCCTCGGGCGGCACCGCCAGATTCCGCTGGCGCCCGATGGTGACGCTCCTGCGCACGGTGAAGGCGACGCCGTCGGCCCCCTCCTCCACCTCCATGATCTCCGCCCCCTCGGCCTCGGCGATGGCGCGCACCAGCGGGAAGGCCTCGGCCGAGACGCCGGCGTGGCGGGTCTCCGCCACTTCCTCGCGCGTCTCCCACCAGGACTTCGACACCCCGATGCGCGCGGTCAGCGCGTCCTTGATGATCGAGTAGAACAGGAGGAACCCCGGATTCTCCTCGAAAATCACGTGGTTGACGTAGTCGGTTTCGGCCTGTGCTCGCTCCTCGTCCTCGGGACCGAGCGGCTGGAAGGTGGCCACGTCGTCGCCGCCGACGAAGATCTCCACCAGGTCCGGCAGGGCCGTCTCGATGGCGTCCGCCACGTCGGTCGACACCGCCTTCGAACGGTTGGGCAGCGCCGGCACGTCCGGCATCACCCCCTTGGCGTAGTTCAGCGCGATCTCACGCGCCCGCGCCAGCTCGTCGTCATGGTCGAAGCCGAGCGACATCCGCCGCTCCTCGGCGACGAGGCGCAGGAAGTCGTCGTCGCTGAGCGTTGCTCGCGGCATGGGCGATCCTTCGGTGTGACTTGAACTTCAGACGATCCCGTAGTCCGGGAGCTCGATCCTATCGGCGGCCGGCGGCTCGACCGCCCTCGCCAGCGCACCGTAGCGGAAGGCGTCGGCAGCGTGGCTGGCCCAGTCGTGGCGGGGCCGCTCGCGCCAGACTTGGCGCTTGGGGTCCCACTCCCGCCGGTACTGTTTGAGGGCCTCGAGGCCCCGGGCGCAGCGCGCTTCGTCGAACCAGCACCGCGCCAGCATCAGCCGCACGGCGTTGATCCCATCGGCGATCGGGAGGGCGTCGATCACCTCCACGTTGCGCACGCCCAGGGCCTCGAGGGTCTCGAGGCGGCTCACGCCGGCGCCCAGCTCACGCACCCGCACGTCGTGCGGCAGGACGTGGCGGCCCCAGCGGTAGCCCTTGGCCTCGAGAAGCTTGACGATCCCCGGCAGCCCTTCGCCGGAGACCTCCAGATAGTCGACGATCCGCCGCTCGCGCCCGACGTCCTGGACCATCCAGATCGCCGTGGCGTCATCGACGCCCAGGTCCCACCAGGTGTCGACCGCCACTGTGGGCTCGATCGGTATCCGGCAGAGCCGGCCCTCGCGCACCGCCGCCTCGAACGCCTCGGCGTAGTAGGCGCCCTCGACCGCGGCGTCGAAGCTGCATTCGAACTCACGAGCGAAGGCGGCCGGCTCCATGCTCGCCCTCGCGTCCTTCAACTCGGCTTCGGACAACAGGCCCGTCTCCGACGCCTTCAGCTCCCACAG